AATGGCAAGCGCACAAATTGCCAACAATAGTCCAAGTAGTTTACCCAGTGCGCCATTGATTAGTTATTATATTACTGGATTAGAGTATGACCAAAAACGAACTCAAGATCCTTACTTTATTGATAATACATCTGTTAGACAACGTTCTTATAATGCTGCAACTAAATCATATGATACAACACAGGGTCAAGCATTTACAGTAGAACGCATGATGCCAGTACCATATACATTAAGAATTTCAGTAGACTTTTGGACAACAAACTATAATCAAAAATTAGAATTAATAGAACAACTAGGTGTATTGTTTAATCCAAGTATGGAAATTCAAAGTACCGATAACTTCATTGATTGGACATCATTGTCTGTTGTATATCAAGATGGATTGACTTTTAGTAGTAGAACTATACCAATGGGTAGTGGAAATTCAATTGATATCATGAATTGGAAATTCTATATGCCTATATGGATCAGTAGTCCTATTAAGGTTAAGAAGTTAGGTGTTATTCATAAAATTATTGCTAGTATATTTCAAGGTAATGCATTGACTGATATGCAGGATGACCAACTATTGTTGGGGACCAGAGAGAAAGTTACCCCATATGGATACAAGTTATTGTTAGTAGGTAACTCACTACAGATACTACCTGCCAATCAACCTTTTTATCCAGCCAATGAAACAACATTAGACACTCCCGATAATCCAAACACTTCAGTATATTGGTCTAGTGTATTAAATGTATATGGAACTATTAAACCCGGTATAAGTCAAATATGGTTACAGAACCCATACATGACCACTGAAATTGTAGGTACTATTGCACAGAATCCAAATGACGATAGATTATTAATATATAACATTGACGTTGACACATTGCCGCAGAATACAGTTAATGCAGTTAATAGTGTAATCAATCCTCATGTAAAAGCACCTGGCATTGGTTTACCAGAGATAGCAATAGGACAACGATATTTAATAGTAGAAAGTATTGGTGCAGGCCCCGATGGAGAATCAACTGTAGCATGGGGACCGGGAGTAGTTGCTAATGCAAATGATATTATCCAATATGATGGTAGTAGTTGGATTGTAGAATTTGATAGTCAAGCAATTGGTGCAACAGGTGCTGTGCATTTTGTAAGTAACTTAACTACTGGCATTCAATATCGTTTTGCTGACAACGTATGGATGAAAAGTTACGAAGGCTGGTATGACCAAGGTGATTATAGTATTGTAATTTAATGGGTCAGTTTTATACTGATAAATTATAGTATGAAGAACAACTCAGCCGGCGTATTCTTTTATGCTACTAATACAAATAGATTTTTATACTTATTAAGAAATGACCCCAAGAACATTGGTAATTGGGGTATACCTGGTGGTAAGGTTGAGGAAAATGAAACATTACTAGAAGGTGTAGAACGTGAATGCATTGAAGAATTAAATTTCTTCCCAACTAATGCTAAGTTAATACCAATACAAAAATTTGTCAATAAAACATTTACATATCATACATTCTTTTGTAAATTACCTGAAGAATTTATTCCTATATTAAATGAAGAACATTGTGGCTACAGTTGGGTTGATACCGATCACTATCCCAAGCCATTGCATCCTGGATTATTTAATACAATTAACTTTGATATAGTACAAGACAAATTAAAAGAGTTGGTTAAAAAAGGGTCCTAAGACCCTTTTTTGTTATGCTTAAATTAATTAAGCATTTGCTAATGTCACAGATTGATTTGCAACTGCTGCACCAAATGTCCATGCAACACTTGAATTAGTAGCAAATTGTGTACCTGTGCCACGAGTTACTGTGCAACGATGGTTACCAATCTTTGTTACAAAGTATGTGCCGCCGGCGCTATCAGTAGCACCAATAGTCATTTTACCTGTATCAGTACTAGCAGATGAAGACAATGCACTAGACTTTAATTCACAAATTGCAGTACCCGTAGCAGTTTTAACTTTAAAACGCTTAGTACTACGTTGTTTAATAATATCTGCAGGTTCTGCATTTGTAATAGCGTCAGAAATTTTAGCATAACAGAAGATTGCATTTTCTTGGTTAGTACTTGAACCAGGAGCACCTGTGTCTGCTGTTAATACGATTGTACCTGCTGGAACTGTGCCGGTAGTAGTTACTGGCTTAGTAAATGTAAATGTTTCACCACCACCATAGCCAGATCCTTTTTCAGTAATAATTACTGTAGATTCTTTAACCTGAAATGCAATGTCAACTAAGAACGTTGCCGCTGTACCTGGTCCTGCAATTTTAGTTAAAATAATACCAACGGTATCTTGTGGAATGCTTGCTAGTGCTAGGGCATTACCTCGAGAAGCACCTGTTGTTGTTACGCTGAATTCAGCATTTGGATTGCTTGTACTAGTAACTTTAGCAATCATTCCCGGAATACTTGCTACACCAAAAGTGTCACCAACTGCTAGGTTAGTTTTGCCTGAACCAGTTCCTACACTCTCAACTTCGAATTGTGCAGTGTAAGTTGCTTGTACACCACCGGGTAATGATGGTGCCGGTAGTGCTGTTAGTGCTGTTAACACTTGAACACTACCGTTTCCTTGGAATGAACCAAGTGTTGACCAGCTAATACTGGCAATGCCTTCACCACCGATTTTATCATCACCTGCACCGGTTGTACCAATGTTACGGTTACCGAAATATTTTTGATTTAATTTTGCCATTTTATTTTCCTTTAAGTTAATGGGCGTTCTAGGCCTACGCAGTGGCGTTCTGCGTAAACTCTCAATAAAGAGCGAACTATATATTTATCTTACCAGGTGGTTAATGCGGCGCGTTTCCATACTGCTTCACCTTGTACACCGGATGTAGTACATACATAGATGTATCCAGAATCCCAACAGATTTGTCCAATAACTCCTGCACTTGAAGAAGTGACGGGAGGGTGTTGTACTTTAGTTACTAGTTGAGTTACACTTGGTATAGGACCCACCGGAGGAACTATACTTGGATCGTTCCCTATATATACATTTTGAGTATCAGTGGCAAAGGCTAATTCACCTATATCTAATTGTGGTAAATCAGTTTCAGCACCTGTTCTTACTTGAAGTTTTGATATTTGTACTATTGACATAGCATGTATTTATCACAAGAACTTCATATAGTATTGTTCTACACGTTTAAACCACATATCAGAATATCTGTCAAACTCAGCGCCCTCGATGATAAATTCCTGATATAAACTATTAGGATCACACATAAAGATAACACCCTTGCGTATCTTTGTTCCATGTACTTCATTGTGTGCATTAGCATAAGCGGTTAATTGTACAAAGTAATCATCAATCCATTCACGTTTCTTAGGTTTATTAGTTTGTTTGTGATCCATGATTGCATCACTACCGTCGTGTACGCCACACAAATCAGTAGTACCTGCATAGACTTTAGGATAATATAAAGGAACTTCCGTGCCCCAATATTCATTACATTTACTAAGACCTTGAGTAATAATACTATGAGCCATGCTATGACTTTGAATACTATAAGGATTACTACCAGGTTCTCCGGTAACACCAGTCTTGATATAGTTCTCAAGCCACTTATGCATACGTGTACCACGTCCTGCTGCTTCAGTGGTAATCTCTTGTGCTTTTTGAGGTCCTACTCGTTTACGCCAATTGGCTAATGCTTGTTTACTTTCTTCTGATTTAGTAGCATCAAGTATTGTTGTAACACTTGGTAATTTCTCACCATCTGGAGTTGCATATCTGCGACCCTCTGGAGTATCTATTCGTTTGATTGCTTCGTATTTAAATTTGTTTGGATTATACATTCAAACATTATAGCACTATTTAAAGTTAATTACAAGCCCATTGGGGAAGGTTTACTAACTTGTTTTTTAGCCATTTGTTGTAAAGTTTTTTGATTTTCATCAGGGCCTTCACCACCCAATTCTTGTTCAGGCTGTTGACCTTTGAATACAACATGACCATTATCAATCTTGTCTATGATATTAACTAATGGTTCTTTTTTAATTAAATCATAAACATCACTATTAGTAATGGGTATGCCCTGTTTCTGTAATGTGATGACAAAATCTTGTACTGGAATAGGCTCATGTGCCATATTAGAGTTTGATTTAAGTTGATTTGCAACAACGGTCAATTTGACACGAAGTGGATCATCTTCGGCAAATTCAAATAAACGCATTTTATCTTACTGCGCGGCCAACTTTTGGCTGAGGTTCTTCTTCTGGTTCTGTGACACTAACATCAGAAACTTCATCACCCATTCCCGTCTCGTCATCAGCCATCTCGTCACCCATTGATGCACCCATATCATCACCGCCCATATCTGACATGCCAGTATCTGCACCGAATCCTCCGCCTGCATCACCGCCTACACCAGTAACAGTATTCAACGCTGCCTCAATGCCAGCCTTAGCCTGTGTTAATGAACCCTGTAATCCTGCAAGTGATTGACTTGCTTGGCTATTAAATTGCTCACCTTGGTCTGTACCAAACTCAGCATCAATGCCCTGCTTAACTGCCGGTAATTCTTTGACTAACATGTCAGAGATTTGTTCAATCATCTTTTGCATACTGTCAACCATTTCTTGTGCTGCTAACAATACTTGACTCTGTTGGATCTTTTCATTTTCAACAATAATTTTTGTATTATAGATTGGAAGAGCCTTTAGTTCACCATAGTGATGAGTTAGACCTTCTTCCATGAATACTAACTTTAGATAGTTAGGATTCTTTTCAGAAGCAACGGTATTGCTCTCACGCAATTCGCTTAATAAACCTTTTACTTTTTTCAACATAGTTGTTGTTTCGTAAAGGCCCAAACTACTAAAATTCACTTTAGTGTTGAAGTGCTCGTTTAACGCTTTTTTTGCGTTTGAAATTGGTTTGTTGTTAAATTCTGTTAGTTTCATAATCTTTCCCAGAGTGCTAATAAAGTATTTATCATAGATTTAATTATTTACAGCCTTTCTGAACATATTATCCTGACACCTATTAGCTAATAGGATATAGTCATTTATGCGCTGTGATATATTTTCAATCTTTATTTGCTCTTCCTGCAATTTTGTATTAGCAAGAGCCATAACATCTAACGATTTAGCAGTTGAAATCAACTTTTTCTGTAATTCTATATGGGAGTTACTACTAGCATATGTCATGTCCAGATGTTCAATCTCTTTCAATTCTACTATTTTATTATATTTATCCAATATTGCCCAAATTATGGCATTCTTCATGAAATTAAACTGTCGTGTGGTAAAAGTATGCACCTTTGATAGTACATAAAATCCATCTATATACTTGATGTTATATTCCCCGTATAATACATAGCTGCCGTCAACATCCCTGTAAACGATGTACTGTTGAATAAAGTTTATCTCCTTAACGTCTAATAATTTTTTAAGGATTTTAAACATCTGTTTTTCATTACGTTTCTTCATTTATTATCTCAAAATATATGTTTCTAAGTTCAGGGGTAGTATCTAAAAAGTTAAGTAGTTTATCCCATTCAGTACCAACTTTAATCATAGGAACACCAGTGCAATCATTGTATAGATATCCCAATTCATTTACATTGTCATCAAAAACTTTGTTATGGGGTATAGATACAGTAAAAGACCAACATGTTTGTACTTCCTGATGGTCATATGCAAAACCAAAGAAATCACATGATTCAAAAACAACTAGTGTCTGCTCAGGATCTGTAATTTCTTCAGGTTGACTACGTAATGATATAACTTGTAATATTGTATCAAAATTAGTTTGAGTGTTCCTAGACTTTTCCCAACGTTTAACCTGATCAGGTGTACCATTGACAGGTGGACGACGGTGTATATTTCCAGTCTTTGTAATATCGAATAATGTATGGCACCGTAATTTAAAACTCATACAGTATTTAACAGAGGTAAAAAAACCCTAGAAAATCTAGGGTTCTTTTATAATCGTTAGATTAGTATTAAGCCAACTTGAAGTTGTTTGAATTAGCTACTGTTGTGCCAGTAACGTCAATACCTCCAGTACCAACTCCAGTGCCTAAAGCACGAATAGCGACTTGTAAGTCACGACCTGTTGAGCCGTCCCATGCACCAACTGGATAAATTGCAACGCTAATTTGACCTGTAGTTGCTTCTACTTGATAGAAGTGTACTGTAGCCAATTGCTCGATAGTGCGTAGAATAGATTCAACTGCACCGCCTGTAGTCATTTCGTTAGCTACGTTAACTGCAGCTGAACCGTCTCTAACCATAATTTTAGTGAACTCTAAGCGAGGACCAGCAATTTGAACTGCTACGCCTGTAGATACTGCGTATGGACCAGTATTTTGGTCAATTTGAAATACCGGTAACGTGTCACCGTGAATGCGATCTTGTTTTGCCATTTTAATTTTCCTTTAAAAATTTGAGTCTCATATAGATACTCATACTATTATTTATGCCAGGTAGAAAAAAATGTTGGATTTGGTTATCACTTAGGCAGTCGTCCGGCAAGATTTTGACGGCTAAATCCCATTCTATTGATTAGTTTCACCCCTTGCCCAACAAACCCCTCTTGAGTTTGTGTCCCGTCGGCAAGATACCCCTTGACAGGACTTTGTTCTGCAGCTTTGTCTAATTGAGGCACTACTTTCATTTTAAGATTATATAGTGCAATCCATATCTCAAATGCACCTGTAATGCCTGCCGTGTTGTTTTGAAAATGTCCGGGTACGGGTTTTCCTGTAGCAGGATCCATATAACCTAGTAGTTTTGCTCTTACTGGATCAGACATTTTACGGTTTTCTGCAAACTTCATAAAATCACCAACCATGTTATCTAAGTTTCCTGCTACGATTTTACTATTAATAAAAACTGTACACATTAATGGGAATACAGTTTTAACTCCAGGTGGTGCTTGTAATATCCATTGATTTACTGCTGATGCATTTTTACTAATAACTTGTTGCACTTTATTAACATCTGTATTATTTAATTTAAGTTTAGGTACTATAGGCATCTTGGCTGGAATAATAGCAACATCACTATTGTTCTGTAATTGACCTATTCCACCATTCAAAGGTTGTGCATACTGTACGTTAGTTGCTTCTTGTGGTATATATTGATGTACTGCAATACCTGCTTGTTTGCCTGTTATTAACTCACCTACCCAATTGCCCTTTGCCTCTACAGTATAAGTAATACCTTCAGGGTTTGCCTTAAAGGTGTACAACCCGTTTTGTTCTTTTAAAGGTTTACTGAATAGAAAGTCTCCCCAATAAAATCCAGTACCGCTATAAGACTGCTCCAGTCCTTTCCAGATTCTACCAACTACTTGTGCTAGGTCACCGCGTTCTACACCACGTGCTTGGTCGTATTGTAAAAATGCTTGTGGGCTTGTTACATGTCCTGAACCATCTTTTTTATTAAACATATGCTTATCACATATGATGAACTTTTTATCCATACCACGACCAAATATAAGAGCAGGGTAGCCGTCCCACTTAATAGTGATTGCAGTTGGGTTTTTTACATTACCTACAATAGCTTGCAACCCACGTTCAGCACCTTGGCTACCATTATGAAATACTAAATCCTCAGGGTGCTCTACATGCGCTTTTGTAAGTTCTTGTTGTTCTTCCTCAAACAAATGTATTTGTTCGAGTTTATCTAATGTACTACGGATATCCATTATTGTCTACCTGAGTAACCTAGTTCAGGAGATGGTGATTTGATTCTTGTTAAACTTGGATCATCAATTATATCAGGACCGTTTAATCTTTTTTGTCCATTAGGTAGTGATTGTGTGTCAACTGGGGTAGGAGCGTATTTAGACAACTCTCCTGCCATGTTACCAAATGCTCCGGCGCCTGCTGCATTAGCAGAACCAATAGGCGATGCTCGTTTAGTAACTTGCTTAGTTGGTCTCTTTTTACCACTGCCTGACATAATATCTTTATACAACTGTGCATACTGTGCAGGGCTAGCACCATATAATATTTGCATTGCAGTTATAATGATTCTATGTAAATCATCTAAGTGATCCTTATTGTTCATTCTATTGATTAATTTCAATACTTGTTGAGTGGGACCATCTAATTCTTCAGGTTTACCATCTAATCCCATATTAGGTGGGGTAGTGCCGTTACTTTTGCCGGCACCTGCTTTGTCACTAATTGTTGCACCTGTTCTAGGATCACGCATTTGTTGCTGACCTATTTGCCACATATCAATGGCTAATTGTTTTGCTGCTTGAGGATTAGTACCGGCTGACGAAGCCAAGTTTTGTAATTCTCTTTCTTGCTCAGGAGTAGTTGTCCATCCATACTGTGTCAAGTATGATGTTACCATTTGTGGTATATTTGCAACTTTGCTTTTTTTACTTAATTCAATTTGCTTTACAAATCGTTTAACAAAGTTCTTTTGTGCTACTATCTCATTTGCTTCAGGACCACCTATTCCTAGGTTAGTGTACATGTTGCCCTTGATAGAGTTACCTAAATCACCTAAACTATATTCTACAAGTATTTCTTTAGTCTTCATTGTTCTTCCTCATGCTTTTAGAAAATCTATCTTGGTCTCTAGATTTAATAGCACTCAGAAGTTTACGTTCTAAAATTTGCGCTTTTTCGCTATCATAATGCTTACTAATCATTTCTAATAGATTAATTGCACTGGTGATAATGTTGTGGGCACGACTTTCTATAATGAGTTTAGTATCACGGTTATTACCGATAGATTCCAATTCTTCTAAGAGACTGCGGGTTTTCTTTTGCATAGACAGTATTATCCTATTGAGTATTTATGATTTATTAAATCTTTTCTGAATATCGCCCAATAAATTGTTTAAAGTAGCAGCCTGCTTATCGTTAATTGTAACGTTTCCGGTGGGTTTATCATCAACAACAGTAGAATTTACTGTAGATTGAGTTTTGATCCTGTTTAATACATTTTCCGAAGGAGAAGTAGGAACAAATACATCAGCCTCATTATTACCCTCAGGATCAGGATCTGTAATCCTAAGTGTATCGACATTGAAGTCTAATTCAATTTTTTGACCCACGCCCGAACTACTACGGGTTTTCATTAATTGAAGTTGATATTTTCCTTGATCCCTCATATGTCTACTAGTAAAGATACCAAATACATTATCAGCAGTATTAATCTTACTGATACCACCTGAAATATGACTGTGGTCAAATTCAATTTCTTCAACTGCACTACGATTTAATTGACTTGCAGTTACAAATAGTACATTCAATTCTTTTGCTAGATTACGCAATTCCTCAGAAACATACTTATCCTTGATGAATAAGTCACTTGGACTTACTTTAACACTAACCGGCATAAGCAGATCCAAATAATCTATACACAAGAAATCAACTTTTCGTTTAGTTTGAATTTCAAGTTCTTTGCAATATGCACGAATATCGTTTACTGTACTTTGTGCAGGCATGTATTTGATACGGAAATTACCATATCGTTTTGCTAGCATTTTAACCTTAAGTTCAACATTGTCAATTTCTTTGAAAATCATACGACTACCAATATCTGTAGTCATACTATCAATACGCATAGCAGTTAATTCTTCACTTAATTCTAGTGTAATATATACACCATTTAAGTTTTGTGCTACCCAGTTAACTCCTAAATTTTGCAAGAATAGACTCTTACCCGATCCTGATCCACCTGCAAAGATTTGTAGTTCCCCTCTATTAAAACCACCATATAATTTTCTATCAATACTAGGCCAGCCAGTACTAACTTGTCCGTTATTATTCTTAATTTTACTCAATCGACCCCTGGGGTCAGCAAAGTAGTCTGTACCCATATCACGTTGTAAACTAATTTGTACTGCATCTTTAATTAATTTTTCAACAGGATCATACTCACCTTTCTCAAGTAAATCAGCACTTTTAAGAATAGCACGTTCTAGTTCTTGTCTGCGTGTAAATTGTTCAAACTCATCTAAGAACCATTCATAATGTCCTTGTTCCATATCAGGCACTGGTTCTAACGCTATACCAGTTGCAGCCTGTATTTGGTTATTATCAGGAATACTATTATATTTTTGTGAATGCTCTACTATGAACTCCACTGTTTCTCTTAATGTTTTATCAAAATTTTTATCATTAATAATGTTACTTACTCTAATGAAAAGTTCATTTTCACTTAACATCATTCTTAAGAATAGTTTTTGAACATCTACGTTATATTCCTTTAGCAATTTTTCTCCTCTGCATTTCTACTTTAATTTTACTCGTTGTTGCGTTTTGTAATATACTTAGTAACGTAGGTAATCTTCCATACTTCATTACTGCATCATTTACATCTTTTACATTTTGTTCCCAATTAGGTAAGCTAATACTATAACCAAACTCTAATGCTTTGTCTATTAACTTTAATCCCGGTTCATCTCTGTCTGGTACAACAATTATTCTTCTATTAAGAGTTGCCAATGACCGTGCCTGTAATTCACTAATATCATTATGCATTAGTGCTACACCATCTATACACAATGCATCAAAAATACCTTCTGTTACTATGCATACTTGCCAGTCATGTTTTTGTTTGTCTATGTTAAAAACATATCCCGATTGCTGGTCTATGTTAATATATTTTGGAACCTTATTATCTAAGTATCGGTTTGTGTGACCTACAATCTTTCCTTTGTAAGTATATGGGATTATAACTCTATCTTTGTTACGACCTTTTTCAGTAGGAGTTACATAAAATTCATAATTATTTATATCAATCATCCTGCGATTCAAATAATCTACATAGAACTTATGTGCAGGATTTTCTATATCTAATTCTTCTGCAACTGGTAATCTCTTTTTTACAAATTCAATTTTTTGAATAACCTGATTATCATTTGCTAGGTCAAGTATATCTTTATGTTTTAAACTTTCTAAATTCCACTTTTGTATTTGTTGGTAATCATAACCGCACCAAGATAGTAATTGTTTTGTTTTTCCAGTAAGTTGTTTACCTAATGTGAATGAACAACTATAGTTACAATTAAAGCAATGCATTACCCAATTATTGCCATCGATACGTAATCCACCGCGGTTTCTGGTATCTGTTCTATGCCCGCCATTATGGGTACAGCATATAGCATTAAAACTATACCAACCATTATGGGTCTTCTTTTTCTTTCCCGGAATTAAAGATAGAATGTCAAACATGTGTCTATGTTAACATGTTTTTATAAAAATTGCAATTTATCTGGAAAGTATTTTGTCCACTGATCCACTAGTAAAGTTAAACTGCAATTGTATATATGGGTGATAACCCTCTGCTACATAATAGTTAGAGGTACTATCATCGGTGTAAGTGTATGAATCTATTAAATACCAATCATTTGTGGCACCAGTAGTAGAACCATTAATAATTACATTACCAGTATAATTAGTATGATTTACTTGTACTGTAGTAGAATCAGTATCTTTGGTATTAATTACACTACTATTTACGGTTACCACATTATTATTAGGTGGTATATAACTAGGTAGTGTTACTGTGGTTGATGAATTATGAGTAGGTAATACATCATTGACAATTTCTATACTACCACTAGCATAGGAATCTTGGTTAGTAAATACAGGTAAATTGTTAACTGTATTATCTAATACTAATGAATAATGACAAAGTTGTGGCTTTATACCAAGTAACTCACTACCAAGTAGTCTTAATTCTGCTAACCCGGTTAATGCAAATGTAGGAGTTAATGCCTTTTGTAATATTACTGTAGAATTATCTCCTGATAATATACGTATTGATATAGCTGAATTTGTAAGATTTATTGGTTTTTGTTCCGGATTAAGGAATTGAAATTGTAGAATATTATCTACGCCAAGATGTAGTTTTAAATTTTTAGAATACACTAATTGATACCTCCCTGTAGTGAGTCCGTTGTAAACCACAACAATTTGTCTAGGTAAATAGCTGTAAATGTTAGTTGAGTACAAGATTGATTCCTTTCTTATATTTATTAAAAATAAATATAATGGGTTAACCAAACTAGATAAATATCCATGAGACTAACTTAATGCAAAGCGACTTTTTCAAAAAACTATCAGAAACACACCCTTTTATAACTATATGTTCCTATGCTAGCCAAGACTATGTAGGAATAGTACAAAATAGGGATAATAATGTTACCACTATATATGACTACGGATCCATCTTAGAACAGACATTAAGAGATAGATTTTTAGAATTAGGTGAAGTTTGGTGGTGGGAAAGTAATAGATTAATACCCATTAACATGTTTTTAAAAGATGATTGGTTTGTGTTTAGACCCTATATACGAACATTTAGTAATAAAAATCTTACAATATTACATGGGCCGGTCTGTAGTATGATAGACCTAGGAAAAAACAAAAGCAAACGTAAATCAATTACTCTTGTTAAGAGACTCAGTTAACAAATTCATATGTACTACAACCAATGTAGCATATGCAATACTATGTGATTTCTTAAACGCATATTCACCATCTACTTTATCCCATACAGTTTTAGCAACTTCACTCCAAGCTAATCCAATCAAGTGTCTTTTAGCAGGACGAATAACTGCAAGAAACATAGCAAGTCTTGGTATAGAATTAATAGGTTCAGGCATCTTCATAATATTATTATAATTATTACCTAGGTGAACTAGTTGTTCCACAAAAGACCTATCACTGAGTTTACTCCAATCAGGTTCACTCATCAATGTAACTAGATGTTGTTCGTCTTTTACACTTTCATAAATGTGAACATTCAACAAATCAAGTTTAATGTAACCTCTATCTTCAGCTTCTTTATAATCTATGTTAGCCATGTCATTAATACTATCATATGGTATGTCAGATACATAGATACCAGTTGCATGTTTACGAATAGGCGTAACATTACGCATACTCGCAGGTACATGTTTAATGTGTTCTAATATCTTATCTCTGTTACCAAAGTCAATATCAATGTCTGAACTAAATTTCATCTGTCTAAAAACCCTGCTTTCATTAATTTCATATATGCTTGTTGTACTACAATGGCTTGACGTTCTGCATCTTCTACTGCTTTATGACTCGTACTATGTCCACCATCTTTTAATTTAACCCCTGCAATTTCATACAAGGTTCTAGTATCACGCATAGTATAAAATGGCCAGGGTATAGGATTAGGTCTATCACTTGTTTGTCGCCATGCATGTTCCATTACTACTAAGTCAAACGGTGCGCCATTACTCCAAACTGCACGACGGTTCCAACAAAACTTATAAAGTGTCTCCATGCACTCACTAAATGATGTACGACCATTATCACCCAATGCTTCTTCTAATGCTTCAGGACTCTGTTCACTCCACCAACGTAATGTGCCTTCATTAATACTACGATTGTAAATTTCTGTTTGATCCTCAATAGTAGGTCGCAATTCTAATCGTTCAACAACACCTTGACCTTTTGGATCAAAACGAACGGCACCGATAGTAAGTATGACACAATCAGGTGACGTGTCTAAACTTTCAATATCTATCATTACATCATTTGCCATGCTATCGTTTCCACAATTCGTACATAGTTTTAAATTTATCGTCCCATAGTATGATTGTAACATTTCCTGAGGTTAAAAGAAAGTCCCAGCCCATACCTCTTTCCCCAAAGTTACGTCTGCACCATTTTACAATCACACTTGGGTCTTCTTTTTTACTTTTACAGTCATATACGTGTTGCACTTTATTACCACGATCCATATAAGTTTTATCATACACACGATAATCTACTTTATCATGATGTAGGTATGGTTTAAACGTACCTGTACTATTTCCTATTGCCATAATTTATCCATATTTTAATGTAAACCAAGTTGCCAAACTATCTACATAGAATGTAAAAATGGTATATCTTTTGCTATCGACCCAATGCCCTGATATTGGATCTGCTTTAGGTGGTATATATTCAAAGTCAAAATGCGTACCTTGAACATACCCATCGCTTCTCAATTCTTGTACTATCTCTAGTGCTTTGTTAGGACTCATATCTTCTATTGTTATTATTTTTGTCATAGGAACTTTAAGGCAAAATAACTTGCTAACTTATCATCTTCAAATTCAACGTACCAGACTAACGCACGTCCAACTACACCGGTACGAGTAGTCATTTTTTCTTCTTCACATTTAGCGATCCAACCTACTCCGCCGATACTCTTAGGAAAATAATGTAATCTAGGTCCCACTTTCTGCACTAACCATTGTTCTTCAATTGGTCTTAAATGTCGCCCTATTCTTACTCTTGCGACCATACAACAATACGATATTTTGAATAGGGGTAATGTTCTTGCAACCATTCAAGCAACCCCGGCTCGTATGGTAATTTGACTGTACCTGTTCGTTCAGTAATATACATCATAACCATCTCAAATTAAAATGAATAGCATCACGTTCGTCTTGAAAATAAAAATCCATATATCCTTCAGAAGGATGTGTAGAATATCTGTCTCCGGGTAAGCCATAGTGTTCTATTGCCCAAGCGCATGTTTCATTCCACTTGGTAATAGTATCCCCTTCTTTCCAAGGTATACGTACTCTAGTAGCGTTAGATACTTCTACCATTTAACTTCTTTCAGTATACCTGCTATTGTAGATACCTCAGCCATTTCACGTTTTAGTTTTACTGCCCAGTAATCAGGATCAATATAATCCATAATTATTTTTTTCTGAGTTATGTCTAACTTATCTAAAAATTTAACACCACTTTCACTACAGTATAATACCCAAGGACTAATCCTACCATTAGTTATATGATGACATAATTTGTTTGTACTTACATAACGTAATGAATCGTTACTTTGAATATTATTTTCTTCTGCTAAATCCATACAAAATTTTATAGAACGTTTTACTGCATCGTACGGATCTTCTGTCTTTAGATAACTAATTAAAAATTTTGTATAAACACTATCACTGTTCCAACTATCGTGTTTGATACCATTATGTAATAACCATTCTACATACTTACTAACATTCAAACAATTTATTTGTAAACAATAAGTTGAAAACTTTATGAAAAGTTTATAGTACGGGCTATGGATAAATTCTTCATATGTTTTAGTTTTCCTAGCTGCATGCCTCTCAAGATGTTTATTATAGAATTGAACGAATGTTTGGTATCCAAGTCGATTGGTTTGTAAATCTTTTTCTATCCAACGTTTTTTCTTTTCGCATAGATGCCGGATAAGAGTAGAGTCTTTAGAAAATTTAGCCTTACAAAATTCACAAGTGAATTTAGTTTCCAAAGTCTCGTTCGTATTGTTCGATTTCTTCATCTGTGATAAGTTTGCTTAAAATTTCAATGTCCGCTATTTTTAAATCTGTGAACTTTTTTGCAAGATAAAGTTTTTTTCTGTTTTCTTCTAAGTATGCATCAGCCACTAAATCTAAATCATCAGCACTTATTTTAGGATATATCTTTTGATAATATGTTTTAAGTTCTTGTTTAGATGGCTTGTCTTTTAACTTAGTTATCTTATCCGATAGATGTGGTACCCATTGATGAAACTGTTTACCTATTCCAGGACTGCTTGCACATAACATCAACCATTGAAGTTTAGGGTGTTTTTGTACATACTCATTAAACAAATATTTATTAGCATAATGATTGGTACTCAATACATGATATGATTGAACTGACTTATCTGCTTTAACTTGGCTCATCCAGTGTGTCATCATGTAGGGGACAAACTTTCTACGTTGTTCTTCCGATAAGTTATCTAAGTAATCATAATTTTTCTTATCAAGGGCATCTAGAGTCTGAAACAAATCTAGGTCTTGATTTTCAAACTTTTCTTCAATAGGTTTCTTTGTCTTAGAAGGCTTGGTCATAATCAACTATTTCGCAATTTCTACTAATCTCTTTTACAAAATAAATGCATTTTGGTTTAATCTCGTCATCAATAGGGACACATAAAAATTGACCATTCTTTAATCTAGGCGCATACCATGTTACATCTTGATATATGTCTAAGATTTCTATATCCTGAAAGCTAGGTCTAAATGAACTTAGTGGGTTAAATTCAAATGCTTTAAATCCTCTATCGTTGATGCTAGTTAATGGTAGTGTTTCTAAGTCACCCACTTCAGGTTCGCCTATTAAGATTTGCCAATCAATTGGCATTTTTAATTTTTGATTTCCTATTCTGAGAACTAATGCCGGACTATTAAAACTCTCTAAAAAGATTAGAGGTATATAATGGTAGTCAACGTTAGCAGGATTACTATTATCAAGTATTGCAAAACGCAAATCATCGATTTCATCCGGTAGTGTTTCTAAGTTATAAAACTGATTGTCTAATGTAAGTATACGCATGATGCTATTATATAATAATTGTTATGTATTGTCAATATTTGATTAACCAAAATCATTTATATGTAAGTTTTTCAGTATTGAACGGATAATTGGCTTCACGATAAAATGTTCTACGTTGACTAATATGTCGTTTTGCATACTTACTATTTGAAGTTATGTCGTAAATTTGGACAAAATCTTTATCCTCAGCCTTTCGGATGCCTCTACCAATACTCTGGATAACCCTAACAAAACTCTTGCCAGGCTCGACAAGAACCAAATTAAAGATCCTAGGAATATTAATTCCAACCGCAGCCACGCCATACGTAGCCACGATAACTTTCCCGTCACTTGTTGCAATTTCATCATATTCTTCCTTGCGTTCTGTTAATTTAGTATTGCCAGATATGAACACGCTATCTGGTATACGGCTAATCAATTCTTTTCCTGCATTAACTCTATCAACTAAAATAAGTGTATTGCCGGAATTTTTAATTTCTGATATTTTTTTCGCAATAGCATCTAATCGTTTTTCATCTTCTAACAAATGCTTAAGTTCTGATTGATAGTTAGCAAACACCATATCATCTTGCATTTGAACTATCTGCACATGACATTGTGCTAATACGCCCCTATCTTGTAATTCACTTGCACTTAATTTGTTGATTACTGGCCCAAGACTGATAAAGATAGATTGACTTTCAAACTTTTCTTTAGGAATAGTTCCAGTCAATCCCCAACGAATTGGTACATGACTCATTACTCCGGTCAATAATGTTTTGAGTACATCTGCTTTTGCCATATGCACTTCATCAATAATAAGGCATATAACGCCTTCTAAAAAGTCACCAATCTCAACTTCGGCATCACCCGCCTTAGTTTTCTTTAGCATATTATTCAAACTTTGCCAAGTACAAATAGTATGCGTCTTACCAAACTCTTTGCGGTCTCCAAAGTATACACCAACATCTAACCCTAAATTAATATAATCAGCCTCTGTTTGAACAACCAAACTTTTGTTCGGTACAACAACAAGGGATCTACCATATGATTCTACACTATGACTTAGTGCGGCAGTTATCAATGTTTTACCTGCTCCTGTTGCAATCTCCTGAATACATTGCGGGTTTGCTAAAAACTGATTTATGATTTCTACTTGATAGTCCCTAAAGACAACGGGTTCACCTTCTTTTGGATGTCCCTTAGGCCAGTTTACATTAGAAAAAGTAGTTTCTGTTATTTGATTAAATGATAGATTTAATTTATCATATTCACGTATATCATCAACTTCAATTTCATATCCTGCTTGGTCTAATAATGGAATGATTTCTGGCAACAGATTTATAAAGGTACTACCACCTAGACTAAAATAACTTACTTTGCCGTTCCACCTACCTAATTGGACACTTGTGTTGAATCTTGCCCCTGGCATTTCATACTCAAACATACGCATTAATGTTTTGCGGTCAGTCAACTCTAGACCTTCTAGTTTTACATTAACTTCATCTTTTATTATTAATTTACATGTTTTCATTTTATAGTTACCGGTGTTTGATCTGTTATACTAATTATTTTACATGGTTTAGCATCATGCATTGTACCTAATCCAAAATATATCACAACAGGATATCGATATGATTTTACATCTAATGCAAGTCTGTTTGATATCCATTTGGTATATGTATTTGGAAAAGCACTTACTATTTTATCCTGCACACTTTTCTTCTTTTCATATGCTACTGCACCGGATAAGAATATAGCATCACAATCTAAATATGTAAGAGTATCAACTAACTTATCAAACTGACTTATATCTATATTAGTTTGCTTAGTGGATACTAAATCTATTAATGTGTTTACTGAATCTTCTGAAAAGTTCTCTATTGTATTGCACATGTGTATAATAGCACTAGGATCAACAGTTATACCAAATGTGCTGATTATCCCTAACGTTGATATATTTATATCATCTAGGTATGTCTCCACTGCATTATATAAATTTGTATTAATTCCTATTACATAGTATCTGCCATTGAGTACCACTAATGTTGGATCCCAATATTTTGCCTCTTCATACTGAATAAGGTCACTTATGATTTTTGAAATTTTTGTACAATAATTTACATTGGCAAAATGCTTTTCAGTAAGTTCTATTGTAAACTTAAGAGAGTATTCACATAATACACTATACCAGCATCTACTTTCTTTGTCCCACTCAAAGGGGTACTCAGACCTTTTTAGTTCTTTAATATATTCTTGTTTATAGGGTGTGTGTATTACTATTTTGTCATCATCTATTGATACATGAGCCTCTGTGAATTTAGGGCTACTAGGTATAGGTTCTACCTTCCATGGTAGTTTTACTAAATCTGTTGCTCGTAAATTTTTTTTAGCAAGTTGCTTAGTGTACCGAATTACTATCTTATCAAAAAGAGTAGATTGATTAGTGGTTATGGATTTTTTATTTCTTATAAAGTCTACCATATTATGTAGAAACTTTTTATCGTAGGTGCCTAAACTTATATTATTACCTATATAATAAATTAATTGTTCTTTAGTTGTAGGTACTGATTCTGTCATTGTTTCATTGTACACGGTATATATTATAAAATCAAATGTAATGGAAAGAGAGGGACATATAAGTCCCTCTTGAAACTATCTATATTAAACTTAGACGGGTTTCATACATGTATTTTTAGTCAATGTCTTCCAGTTTGTTGGGCTAATCTTAATTAAGTCTGCAATTTTCAAACACATACGCAAACTCAATTCACGCAATTGGTGTTTGTTTTGCATCATAAAATCAATGATTTCATCTGCCTCATTGTTTTCAAAGTTGTACTCAGAAAACAAACCACCTTCAGCATCACGGTGCACCTGTTTGATACGCAACATTTTGTCATGTTCGTTATCAATAGTCAAGTCCAAAAAGTGACAACGACTTTGCAATGCCTCTAA